AGGGCGTTCACGCCCTGTTGGGTGTATTTAAGAGCCTCTCCCCGTGCGCGCACCCTTTCCATTGTCGCCTGCTGCGCCAGACCCTTGGCCTGCGCCTTACCCGCCTGCATCTGCCCATAAGCAGAAACAGCCGCTCCCGCCAACGCTATAAATGGAAGTGCTGCTGCCATCTTACTGCCCCGCGCTAATCTTGTAGTCGATACCAAGCACAGTCATCTTGAGCGGCACAGACTGCCCAATCGTGATCTGCCCTTCGTAAGTATAGCCTAAAATACCGTGCAATGTTTTAATTCCTGTAAATTCAGGAACCGCTGCATCAAGCATGTCTGTATCAAACTGACGGAACGCAATCTCTTTGCCGCCAATCGTCATGGATTGCGTCTCAAAGATTTCTGCGTTTACCTCAAAGATGCGCTTCTTAAACCCACGCAATGAAACAGCGCCCTGCAAGCGCGGCTCAACCGGAAGCGTCTTGATCTCAGTGCTGTAGTTCAGTCCGGCTTGATAGCTTGTAGTCGCTGCTTCAGCGAACGTAATGGTGAAAGGAGTTGCTGGTACAGTTTGTTCAGCCTCAACCACACCATCTCGAATGACTTGCACAGTTTCGCCTTCAAGGTGGTCCATAGTGACCGAAGACGCTGCACCGCCAGACTTGGCAGAATCCAGATAGACCGCATCATCAAACAGCTCCACAAGATAAACATCAGCGCCATTAACAGCACGCTTGACCACAGTATATATAGAATCAACGTCCACACCGACATTCACGAAGTCTCCATCAGTGGTCCACTCAGATGGTGCAATGACGTTCTGAACGCGCAACAATGTGTAACAAACGATAGAGCCATCATCGTCGTTCACGATCAGAAGGCGGTCGCCCTCGTCTGTGCTGGTCGATACGCGCGTTGCCATCTCGCTTGGCGACTTGAGGAGATGCGACGACAGAAGCGAAACCTTGGCAGACGAATACGCGCTCTGCACATCAGTAAAGACAAAATCTTGTAACGCCTTGCCTTGACGCTGAATGAACAGCGTCGCACCGTCAATGTTTTGCAGGCGGATGCCCGGCCTTATGCCGTAAGCAGACTGCTGCTTGACGATCAGGTTGGCGGGTGTGATTGGGTCATCAAGAGACTGCGGCACATAGAACTCACCGCCCGTCGTGAAGATTTGCAGGTGACGCCCAGAGTAGATGTCAACGATAGCGTTGAACGTACCTGTGTCCAGCGTGGCCTCAACGGAACTGTCGTCTAGCTGTTCGCCGGGATCAAAATTAAAGAAGTCGCTGACGCGCGATCCCCACAGCGTTGATGGCAGAGACTTGCTGCCACCAAAGAACAACCGGCCCTCGTGGAACACAACGCTACGGGGATAGCCGCGCGTCGCTGACCATGCTTCTTCGTAGCCGTGTTCGCTTTCCCAGTTGCCGCTGGTAATTGCGCTGGTGTCGAAGAACGGAATCTCGACATAAGCCTTAACGCTCGTGTCGCTAACATATTCTGTAATCCGCGCACGCCCGAAGCCATCAAGCGAGTTAATGTATTCCCCGACAGCGGCTTCTTTGAACGCCTTGATGTCGTATTGGGACGTAGCGTCAGGCGCAGTGTCCCAAGCTGGGTACACCGTCGCGACTTTTGTTGCCGCCACATAGTCTTCAACGTGGCGTGTTTGCCCCGATCCTGTCCCGGCTGTGATCTCAATGAACATGCCGTTGGGCTGATCGTCAGACGTAAAGCTAGACGCGGCCTTTAGCGTAATCGTGTTAGGTGACCCCGCCTGCGCTGTTCCGTTGTCGGTCGTCACAGACGATGCCGTAATAGTGATGTTTCCACTAGCCGCAGATGGCGTGATCGTATAAGTCGGATTGTGCGTGTCCAAGTCAAAGGCATACAGCGGAACGTGCGAGAACGGAACCGTGTCCACGGTCCACGTTGCGTCCGTTGCACCGCGCACAAGGCGCAACGGCTCAAGGTCTTCGTGAACGATAATCAGCGTGTCTGCCGATTGCACCCAGTTTATTTCTGGCAGGATTGCAGATGTTAGCGACGCCACTGTGGCATAAGGATTGCCGCTGCCGTTAATGTTCGTGATCTGCACGCCGTCCTTAAAGACGTACATCTTGCCCGGCGTAAACACGAGCATGTAGCTGTCAGACACACTAAACTCAAACGGCACCATGCGAACTGCGTCAGCAGCGCCAGAGTCCAGTGTTGCAATATATTTCGTGCCGGGACGGCGTATAGCGCCACCCTGCGGCTGGATAGACACGTTGCGCGCGGTCGTCAGACCGGCTTGATATTGGGCAAGGTCTGTGCGTGCGCGAAGACGGGGGTCGAGTTCGCCGGAGGTAAAATCATTCTGGATGCGAATGACACGGCTCATCCACGAACCTCAGTCAGCGGGAAGTCCATAATGTTCTGCGGCGGGCGATCCACGCCGTCAATGTTCATTGACACGCGCGACAAGCCGCCACGCATGTTCTCACTGGGCGAACCATAGGCAAGGCGATGGTAGTAATCGCCCTTCTGGATTTGGTCTGTAATCGGTTCAGCAAACGCAGCCGCAAGCGCGTGCTTGAGCAGGTTTACAAAGTACGGCGGGAAGAAGGCAGGCTCAGGGCGATACTGGTAGTCAATCCAGACCTCCTCGTAGTCAGCGTAGAGAGCCGTGCCGTAAATCTCAAAGTCGCGCGCAGGCGTGCCGCCTACTGCGCTAGTGATGAAGACTGCTTTCGGGTTGCCAAGAATGTCGCCCGGCAGCGCGTAGCGATACTTCCACTCGTTAATTGGAGCATCAACAAGCTGCGCCAGCTTGACCTTCTTGACCGACCATGAATAAGGGTACTGCATAAGCAGTGTGTCGCGGATGTCGTCATACAAGCGATCCGCGATCTGCGCTTCGTCCGTGCCCTCTGAGAAGGACGAGATAGAGGCAGCGCCAAGCATAAGCATGGCATCGGAACAAATCGAAAGTTTAGTGTCACCAGAAGCCATGATCTACCTCGCTAGAAATGGGGCGAGCCGAAGCCCGCCCCGATCCCATTAGTCGCCATCAGTGGCGGCAAGCGTCGTACCGTCAGCAACGTCAACAACGCCACTCGCGTTCGACAGAACCTGAGTGAGCGTGCTAACGCGGGTGCCTCCGGTTGAGGTTACGCAATAGATCAGATCGCCCACCGCGAGGGTGTCCGAAACGCTATTGAAGTAGCCTGCGGTATTTACATCAGCAATCGCGTCGGCAGTCTGATAGGTGTAAATGCTAGGAGCATTACCTTTCTTGGAAGCCGAAACAACGCCGAGTCCAGCGGAATCAAAAGCCATTATCTAGCCCTCCTACTCGGTGCTGCTGATCTGGACAATACCTTCATCATCAATCGCGATGGCTCCAGCGGAGAACATCGAGGAGACGAGGAAGGATGTCTTCTCAGGCACATAGTTGATCTCAGACTTCTGGTTCATGCTGATGCCCAGACCAATCGCGTCACGATGGAACGCGAAGTTGGTGCGAGTGGACGGAAGCGGCAGACCGCCTTCGTCACGATCACCAAGCATAATGAACTTGAAGCCAAGGAACGTGTCGATCTCACCCATCGACAGCGCCTTAACGGTGGCGAAGTCGCTGCTGGTGAGTTCAGTTTCGTCAAGCAAGGCAGCCAGACCGTTAGCATGAATAATCATGCAACGACCCTCAGCAGGGACGTTTTTCGCGTCCAGAGCCTTCTTGGCAGCAAGCAGCTTGGCGAGGTTCATGTTCGTGCCTGCACCACCAACACTGGTGGCAACAGTCGAAGGCGACGAAGCCGCGTTCAGCGCGTCAATGACAAGCTGATCCATCCGGCGACCGATAGCGTTACCAACGACCTGCACCAATTCGCGGCGCTCATCGAAGTTCACTTTCGCCTGATGGAAAATATCGCTGTATTCAGCAGCAATATAATCGGACATCGAAGCCGTGACCTGAGAGTAGGACACGTTCAGCGGGGTTACGTCCGTCTGCGGAACGCGGACGGTAGCGGTGCCTTTCCCGATTTTCGGGAACTTCACCTGATTGCCTTCAACATTCGCTCGTTCGCGCGTCACGCCTGCAAGCGCACGGGAAGCCTGATAAGCCTGCTTCACCTCAGCGTCGAACAACTGAACGAAGGCATTGGAAATGCCAACAGCCATTTCTCGGTTCCTTTCGTTAAGGGTTCAAAGTAAAGCGCCTTGCAGGTATCCGTGACCGGGCTGCCAGCTTGGATGTTTTGCGCCCATCCCAAGGCGGTTCTTGCGGGCCTTACGGTTATCCACACTCGTGAATATATGGCAAAAAATAAACGGGGTAAAGACCCCGTTTATTCCACTCAATTTGTGTGTACTTACATCGGACTGTACGGGTCTGCCCCGTACATCTTCTCAAACATCTTCTCGACTTTTGCCCGGTATGCGGGATCGCTCTGGTATTCAGGCCGCCCAACCATAGACATCAGTTCCTCTTTGCTGGGGCCGTCCTCAATAGTAGACACATCAACCGGCACGGTCTGATCGCCGTAATATGAGCGAATCTTCTGCAAGGCACGCAGACCATCTGCCGTGCCGCCCATGATCTTGAACTCCTCAAAATCATTTTCGCCCCAAACCCCTTTGCGAACAAGGCCTTGCGCCCAATCCG